TCTGTGGACCTTCGTTAGCGTGGAATAATACTTTGTGGTTGTCTAGATTTTCAGTGACAGCTTTAGGAAGTGTATCTAGCTCATCGGTAGTGATAGGACCTTCTAGAGTCTTATCAAGTTTTTGAATTGTTTCTTTTTGTTTTTTAAAAGATTGTCTAGCGTTGTTAAGCTTTGCTTCAAGCTTTTGAATGTTTCTTTTCTTACGCCCGACAGTAGCCCGAGCAGACTTAATAGCTTTCTCGGTTGTGGTCTGTGGTCTACCGGCTTTCTTTTTGGGTGTTCCGTCTTTCTTTAAGACAAAGTTACCGTCTTCATTCTGCAAGTAGAGATGAGGGTTCGTCTCCCAATCTCTCGTTTCGTTTTCCATATTTTTTATCTATGTGTTTCTTTAAGCCGGGAGTAGATATGCGTCTATCTGTTTTATATTCTAACCAATCACATGCAGCTTGTAAAGATATCTCTTCGTTAACAACCATGTTCTCAACTACTTGTAAAGCATCGAGCTGTTCTTCTACAGGTTTTAAATGATTCGTTAGTGTATCTAACTCATACCCAAACGGTATAGTAGAGGTAGCCCTTCTAATGTATCCGTCTGGTAGAAGCATTTAGATAATCCACATTACAATCAAAGCACAGACAAAGCCTATGCCACACCAACAACCCCAGACTTGCATGTCTGTAAGTTCGTTGGCATCAATAATACTATTTACTTGTTTTTCTAGGAGTTCTTTTAACATTAGTTTTCCTCTTTGTTGTTTTTTTTACAGGGGATAAAGTTTTTTTAAATAGCTTACCATAAGCTTTCTTTACTTTCTCTATCCATTTATTAATCGTTGTCATTCTTTTTCTCCTCGGCTTTATCTTTGTTGCCGAATATTCTTTCCCAGTTGTCTCTATAGTCTTTTGTATAGAATCCTGGTCTAGGATTAGCACCTTTGCTTCCGTGTGTGTTCTTGTATATCGGTGACGTAAACGTTATTGGTTTCTCATCACTGCCTATTTGTTTACCCATATTACCACTTCACCTTGTTAGCCCAATAAGCTGCTGACATTTTTCCTTTAGAAATATTTTTTCCATGTCTTGCTTTAAAGCTTTTACGTTTTGCTTTCATCTTAGCTGACTCACCTGCTTTAGGTTTACCCGCTGTTGAAGCCCCTTGTTCACCAAATCTTATTGTTTTAATTTTGTTTCCTTCTTTAGCCACAACAACGTGTGACTTCTTAGGATGACTAGGAGTACGCTTTGGTTTGTTATAACCACTAACTCCTGCTCGTTTTAATCTAGGGTCAGCTTTACCACCTTTAGAATACTTGTCTCTATAGTCAGCAGTTTTATCTGCAATCTTTTTAGGTTGAGTTGAATGTTGTTTACCGGCAGCAGTGTCCTTTCTTTTCTTTGCTGTAGTTGCTGCATACTCTGAATCACTTAATGACTCTCGTGCAGCTTTGGGTAAGTATCTTTCTCCTGTCTTACCTGAAGCTTTACCAGATTTGGTTCCCCAATCTTCTTTGCCCCAGCTTAGTAACGACTTTTGAGATTTTCCAAGTGCCATTACTTGTATCCTCCACCTGCAGCTTTGTATTGTTTAGCTAACATCTGTGCTTTACGTGCAGACCATTGTCCAGCTTTACCACCTTTGGTACCTGCTTTAATCTTATTGAACAGTCTTTTACGCATGGTAGGCTTTGTATAGTTACCTGCTTCGTTTACTTTTGATTTTGCTTTTTTCTTTGCTGCCATTAGTGTACTATCTTCTCCTCATCTTTATTTAAAACATTCACGTGTTCACTATTACTATCATCAATGTATATGCTATCAAGCTGTCCAACAACAACCAAACCGTTTTGCGTTGCTGCTTTCTCTGCTCTTTCAATCGTTGAAGCAATAATGTTAGGTCCTGCAAACGTTGTGCCATATGCGTCTATCTCAGTCAGAAATATCTTCATGTCGATGTTGATGTTACTGTCCCTGTCGAAGTATTTCCGTGCACTGTAGTCCAAGTCTCTAAAGAACCTTGATTCTCACAAGGAACATAGTTTAAAATTATCAATAGTATTAATAACTCCATTAAGATATCTCTTCGTAGTCAGCATCATCGGCTACTATGTCGATTGCTTTTTTCTCAGGGAGAATAAATATGCCCCCACCTGCGTTATGATTGACCTCTAACCTATCTGTCTTAGCAACGCCTACTCTATCAAGGATAGTTTGTGCAGCTTGTAACTTGTAGTTAGCTTGAGATATAGGCTTATCTGACTTTAGAATGTCTATAATCTTGAATGCCGCTGTCGGAGCTTCCCTTGCAAGAACGTTTGAGGCTACATCTACTACTTCTTCCTTTAAGGATTGTAATACTTGATAGTGATTGCCGGAGTATCCTGCAAGTTCGGCTGACTTTTTAAAGTCTCCCCCTGTTTCCACGAGGTGACTTAAGAAGGATTCTTGCTTTTCAGTAAGCTTTCTGTCTTTGGTCTCAGCTAAATAGTTTGTGGTCATGTAGTTATTATAGTATCATTTGTCAAGTTTGTCAAGTGTTTTAAAGTTTTTAGGTTTATTTTACAAATGACTTGACAAAACAAGAATAAATGTGTACAATAGAATTGTAAGGTTCTCCCCGGTTATATATATAACATAGCCCATCCCAGCTTTACAACTCCCATCATATTATTATTCAAAACTCCATAACTCATAGGCGGAATTATTGCATACCGGGCAATCTGGTTAATGTTGTAAAACCTTTCGAAATGTATAACATTTAGATATATGGGGGTGGGGTGGGTGGTGGCTCCTGCCCTCCCACTGTACAAACGTACACTACTGTATAAACATACAGTATTTCAACACTTTGCAAACTTTACAAGTTATGCACAGCTTATCCACAACCTTTGTAAAGTGTGGATAACTTTATAAAGTTTTACAGGGCGACTTTACAAGCTTTGCAAGTTTTAAAAGTTTCACAAGCTAGTTAATGAGCCTGTAAAAGTTTGTAAAGTGTTCGCAATTTATAATCATTGCATATTCAAACTTTAAAAGTGTCATACAGTGTCATACTTCACAAACTGTACAAACTTATAACACTATATAAATAATGCTTATATTAGCAATCTCGTGTTAAAACCACCTCAAAAAGATGCTCTACAGCCCTTTGTTTATATGGGGTTGTACATTTGTTTAAAAGTGTGCATAAAATACAGCATGTTAAACAGATCAGAAACACTAAATGAGAATGGTTCTCAAATAGAACTGATCACAAAAAAGGATAAATAATATGACTAGAGCAAAAAAAGAAATAAACTTCACTTTGTATGAGCCAGAAACTGTTGTGCAATTAGTGGAAAAATACCCAAATATTCAATATATGGATTTTGAGGATATTGGTGGCGGTTTTGGCGCCCAAGTATTCAAACTGACTACTAGAGAAGATGTAGAAGGATGGACAATTCGCAAGACTTATAAAAGTGATTACTTAGGCGGTCTTTTGAATGAGAATAGTTTAGAAAGTGAATCTAAATATAAAATAGAAGACTAACCCCCACCACCAGCAACAAAGCTCCTTTATTGGGGCTTTAGGTGGTATAAACTTCGGTTAGCTTTTTAAAATACATAATAAGATAATCCGACCCTGTCCGATACTTTTCAAAGCTTCACATAGTCTGGGCAAGACTACAAATTCTTACAACATCACAAATATTTATAATGCATTATATAAATTATCTATGGGAAATATATCTATTATTCAAGACTACTGTATGTATATATACATAGCTCTAGGAAGCTCTAAGAAGCTCACCACTGCATTATATTTGTTAGCCTTAGTCAGGCATTGACTAGCGTTTTAAATGCATTCTCTGAAAGTCAATAGGTAAATTAAAAAAAGTACATTTATTTTTTAAGCTGTTGTATTTTGTTTGGTTTTAGTGTATGAGCTAGGGTTAAAATTTATTTTAATTATTTTGCATTTATCTATTGTATTTAATAATTACTTATGATTTAATTATCTTAAGTAGTTAAGTAATTATGCTTAATCGAAACAGAGGAAAACATTATGAATATAGATAATATTTCTAGTCTTTCAAATTTACCCGCTCATCTTAGAAAAGATATTTTAGCTGGTATTATTTTAAAGGCTAATCAAAAAGGTAGATCGTTTGAAAAACAATCTCAAAAGAATCAAGAAAAGATTATTAAAAGAGTTGTTAAAGAAAAGCTTTTATCTAATGAAATGAATGGTAAATGGTACAGCCGAAAAGCTAACAACAAAAACGGTTTATTACCTAGCCAAATGGGATTTGTTAAGAGCTCTATCTTAAAGATGCCCGTTGATATTCAAGCTCACTATATAAGAGAAGAAGAAAAGAGAGCTTATTAATATTTAAACCTAGTCAAGTTTTAAAACTGACTGCATTTATTTAAATGTAATTGATTGAAATTATTTTTAAATAAGTGTTGACATACTGAAAAGAGTATGGAATACTTATCTCAAGTAGTTAAGGAAACTTAATCGAAAAGGAAAAAGGAATAAGAGCAACGCCACGATTGAAAAGGTTGCCAATTTAGAGGGCAATAATATGCTAACTATAAAAACTTTCGCTGATAAATATAACAGTAAAAAGAAATTTCACCATGTGAATTTACTTGGACTAAGATTTAGAATTGCGAACAACGAGAGAGGACATCGAGTAAACGATAGCCTATTTTATAAAACGAATAGAGGTATTGTATTCAATGGTCTATCTAATAGGTACTTATGTTTAATAACTAAGTAAACTTTAACAAGGGCTATGCAGTAGTGTAGCCCACATTTTAAAACAGAGGGTATGATATGGGATATAAATTATTAAGTGTTAACAGCAATCCAAAGATTGATAAAAGTAACAAGGTATCGGAAAAGTATTGGTCTTGCATTATGCACTTGCGACCAGTCAGCACAAAGATATGTCCATACCAAGACATAGCCGGTTGCAAGTCAGCTTGTCTGAATACTGCCGGACTTGGTGGAGTGTATCCGAGTATACAAAAAGCTAGGCAAAAGAAAACCGATCTATTCTTAGACGATCAAGCCGAGTTTAT